ACCGCCTTGTGGGACATAAGAATCAATCGTATCCATATTCTCAGAAGTAAAATTCTGAGGATTGTAGATTTCGGTATCGAAACAAAATACATGCAGTTTGTAGCCGTCGAATGAGTCCATCATGCCAGCAATCTCACCCAGAAACACTTGAGCCTGTGCAGTACCAATCGAACCTGACATATCGATAGCGATATGAACGTCGATTTCCTCACCGGGATTAGTACCGGGCATGATTGCATCCATATGCCAACTGCGGCGTGAGGGACGCATAAATGAATAGTCAGACCTGATTGCACTGGTCAGATTAGTTTGGATCAGTTCGGGCCAGGGCATGACTGGGTTGGTAATTTGCTTGATCATGCGTTCTACGCCCTTGGGCATAGTGCCTGCTTCAGCACTGCTGGCAGCATTGATGATAGCCTGTTTTACTTCCTGACGTACCCGCTCGCGCTCTTCAGCAGACATCTTGGGACGCTTGCCTTTGCCTTCTTCATCACCCTCACCGTCACCATCTTCATCACTCTCCATATGGTCGTCGACCATTTGATCGATTAGGTCATCGATGTTGATTTTCTGAACATTCTTCATGAGGTCGTCATAGATTTCCTCAGCAGGCTTGCCATCGTATTTTAGTTCATACAGACAGGGCACAGTGGTAATCATCTGACCAACGCTATGACGCTTAAGGTCCGCGTTAACCGCATAGTCTACTGCGATATTCCAAATCTGTGGGTCACGGTCAACTCTACGATCCATATGATCATAGACCACATGCAGCACTTCATGACCTACAAGGAATTCTACTTCCTTGACCTTCAGCATCATAATGAAGCGGCTATTGTAGTAGAATTTTTGACCGTCTGTGGCAGCAGTAGAGCACCATTCATCAGCATTGATGAGGGTCAACCTAGTAGCCAAATTGCCAAAGAAAGCATGACGTAGAAGCAGACCAATACGCGCAGTAATCAAACGCTCGCGGGCTTGTGCGTCGATCTTAGCATCGGTTGGGCCAACCAATTTTTCAAACTTTTTGCTACGCTTACGCTTTTTGGTGGGATTGATTACCTCACTCATTTGAATGGGCAGAGTATAAAGTGCGTTAATAGTCATATCGATCCTTTTCTATGATACTGCTATTATAGCAGTGTCCGTATTTATTGTCAACCTTCAATGCAAAACCCTATGTTCGCCCAAAATGCTGTCCAGTGCATCCATTAGGACCAAATCCATATCGGTTTCAGGACCAATATCCAGTTCATCGATATACAGTTGGATTTCTGTAGTAAGGTTTTCCATTTCCTGTTCCGTACCAAGTTCCCTGTCAAGGATATTGGTATCAAAAATTACTTTGAATTTCTTTGTATCGATCATTTTTTATATCCTTAAAAAAAGGGTGAGAATTTGCTCTCACCCAAAGGTAAGAGTGTTACCTCTTACCTGAGTAGTAGACAACTGACACCAATCAGTTGCCTGCTTCAACAATGTACTTGCCATATTTCTTATGGAAAGTGTCGAAATTCTTGAGTTGAACGGGATCGATGGGCAGCTTGTAAGTTTTGAGGGCAATCTTTGCACCCATAACAACCAGCTCCGTTTCGAAGTTAGCCATGATATAGTTGAAGAAATTGTCAGCCATCACATGGAACTCTTTGTTGCTGACCCGCTTGTTATCCAGTGCGTCTTTCAGTTCATAGCACATAGAGATGGTCAGTGAGTACATTGCCGAGATTTCCTTGACTTGCAGGTCCATCACCTTGCCAGACAGAATGTCAGTGGGCGAGGGCATTTTGCCGGACACTTTGCGATGAGCCATGAACTTGACTGCCAGACCGTCACCAACTGCACCTGCAACCAGATTGAACAGAGTATCAGTATCGGTGTCGTCATCATCAAGCAGGTCGCTGACAAAGCACCACGAACGGGGAGTTGGGAAAGCTCGGCTGCTGGAGTTGCTATCAGAATCGTTTAGATCCTGTTTAGCAAAACTCAAGTAACCAACTACGTCCTTGTGAATCTTTTTATCCACTGCCCAAGTCTGCCATGAAGCAAAGTCACTACGCATTTCCAAATGCAAGAAACGATTAGCAAGGGGCTTGGGCATACGATAAGTTACACCCTTGTCTGACTCACGATTGCCTGCTGCAACCAGCACAACATTCTTGGGCAGACGATACTTACCAACACCGCGATTGAGAATAAGCTGATACGCTGCGGCTTGCACACTTGGCGGAGCTGCATTCATCTCATCGAGGAAGAGTACGATAATGGGGAACTGATCAGCCAGTTCCTGATCAGGCAGTTCGATTGGGGGAGCCCAATCCATCTTACCCAGTTCTTTATTATAGAAAGGGATACCACGAATGTCAGTGGGTTCCATTTGCGACATACGCAGGTCGATCATATGACCGCCCAGTTCTTCAGCAATCTCAGCAACGACCTCACTCTTGCCGATACCGGGAGGACCCCAAAGAAAGATGGGACGCTGAACCTTGAAAGACTTGAGCAATGCTTTGCGGACCTGAACTGAGGTAAGCGTAAGATTGTCTGAAACTGATGAAGCCATTTTTGCTACTCCTGTTGTTTAAGTGTGAAGTGATTATATAGAATCAGGGATTTATTGTCAAACGAATTATTGTGCGCCGGTCCAACGAACTGACCCAAAATTTCCAGTCAGTACATTGCCACGGCTAAAATTCTTAGCCGGTGCTGCCCAAGATGCTGCCTTCAGAATGTCACCGGCCTTGAATTTGCCATCGTCTTTTTTGACGATAAACGAATGCACCGACCGTTGACCGCGAGCGCCAGAAATGACCTTGATATACTTGCTACCTTCTTCGATGGTAAGACCAGCACAGAATTCCGAAACCAATTCGACGCGAATACGCTTGGCGTCTTCAGTAGCATCATCTTTAAGAGTATTCCATCGCGCATAGTCATTAGCGATAGCTACCAAATAGTTTTCAATTTCGATTTTCATTAAAACTCCAATGTTTCAGTGTATGAAGCTATTATACGCCCAAACCCATTTAATGTCAAATCTTGACGCCAAATGTGTTCAGCTTGGGTTGCAGCGAATTGATCAGTTCAGTCTCGCGGGCATGAGCGGGGCCTTTGCCTCGAACGATTTCCAACTTGCCAAAGACAAAACGCTCGCCGCCATGCTCACGCAAAGCACGCGAAAGACCCCAATTTTTGTTTTCAGCAAGTGCCCGTTGCATATGCTTTTGCATGCGGCGACGAAGAGTCTTAAAGACGCTGCCGTTGAATGACAGTGCAGTCAGACCAATATACTGCTCGCCAGTGACTTTATCTTGGATAAAGTAAATCACTTGATTGCGATCGGTCCTGCGCTTGCGGGTGTTTGTCGAGTTCATAAAGCTATTATACACTCATACCCATTTAATGTCAAATCTAGGGTTAGACACAGTTTTGTGACAATTGTCATAGTGTAAGCCTAGGTTGACATGTAAACTCAAGTTTACATCAGTTCATAAGCTTGGCCATGAGGATCAATTTTTCTAAATGTGTGATAGCTTTGTTAGTGTCCGCTAACTTTTCAGTTAGGGCCGTGCGAGTTGTAGTTCGGCGATAGATGACTTCTAGCTTAGAAATTTCAGTTACCATTGCGTCAATGTTTTTTAGCATTTTGTAAAGGTCTGGGTTATACTTTATTTCGGTTAACTCTCGCCTAATTTTAGTTGATACTGTTTGCCAATCAGTTGCTTGCTTTATTTCCATGATGTTATTTATTTTCTAGTTCCGTTAAATTTTCTTTAAAGACTTCCCAGCAATTTTCCCAAGTCCATCGTTCACTAGATTGTTTGACTTGATCTCGGTCTAGTAATAAACATCTGTCTATACTTGTAGCTAGATCATCACACATATACCCTGTTACGCCCTCTTCTAAGATATCAAGTGGGCCCTGCACACGATATGCAGCTACAGGTGTTCCCAAGCTTAGAGATTCTATAATAACTATACCAAATGTGTCAACTAAACTGGGAAACGCAAATACATCAGCCCAAGCATAACAATCTGCTAACGCTTGACCTGTTTTATATCCTAAAAACTCTACCCCAGGATATTCTCGTTCTAATCTTAAACGATCAGGACCGTCTCCCACAATGTGAATCTTATACTTATGTTGTAGTTTACATAGCGCATCTAAATTCTTTTCTTTACTTACTCGACCCACATATAACACTAGTGGCTTTAAGCCTATATAATGATCGTGATTCCATACTCGACTTGGCTGTAGATATTCACGATCTACTCCCCTAGTCCAAGCTACTATGTTAGTTTTAAATTTATGATCATATAGCTGATCTACCATAGTCTGCGTAGTTGTTAATACTCTGCCGCTATGCTTATGAAACCAACGAAC